TTGTCCAGCAGAATCGCCTACAAAAACCAAACCATTTGCTGTGCCATTAGCTGAATATCCAGCCTGATGACCAATATAAGTATTTGCACCAGTAGTGTTGTTGCTATAACCAGCTTGATAGCCTACGGCTGTATTGCGAGATGCGGTGGTGTTTGATTTAAGTGCTTGTCTGCCTACTGCGGTGTTATAACTACCAGTTGAGTTATCGCCCATAGCGGCAACACCCATAGCGGTGTTTTCTGCACCAGTAGTTTGAGATGTTAAAGCGTTATAGCCTACTGCTGTGTTATATGAACCAGTAGTTGTAGATTGAAGTGTAGCTCCACCTAATCCAGTATTTTGAGTTCCAGTTGTATTAGAGTAAACAGCTTGATAACCTACTGCGGTGTTGTTAGATGCGGTAGTGTTTGCTTGTAAAGCACCAGTACCTACAGCAATATTAAAACTACCTGTTTGGTTTTGATATAAAGCAGCATTTATTCCGTTAGTTGCATCATAGCCACCAATAGCAGTATTTGCATTACCAGTAGTGTTGGTGAATAGTGCTGTGTAACCAATACCTGTGTTGCCTGTGCCAGTTGTATTTGCTTTTAATGCACTTGCACCAAATGCGGTTAAAGCACCTGTAGTATTACTATAACCAGCTTGATAACCTACTGCTGTGTTATTAGATGCGGTGGTATTTGCTTGGAGTGCTTGAAATCCTGTGGCAGTATTATTGCTTCCAGTTGTATTTGTTTGTAAAGAATTTCCACCTACCCCTACATTGTTTGTTCCAGTTGTGTTGTATTGTAAAGATACATATCCCACAGCAGTTAAATAATCACCTGTGGTATTGCGATAACCTGCTCTATATCCAAATAACGATATAGCACTTGCAGAAGTATTTGCAGCACCAGCATCAGCACCAACAATAGTATTTAATACACCTGTATTTGAACCAGCTAAAGCACCATTACCAACAACAGTATTACTTGCTACAGCACCACCACCCTTACCAACAGTAAGACCTGATATAGAAGCATCATTAGCTAAAGTTAATGTAGTGCCGTTAAAGGTCATGTTAGCAGAACCAACTACTAAGCCACTAGAGTTATAAAGGACTTGGGTAGTAGAGGATGAACCTACACCACCTTTAGTGCCAATAACTTGTACTACGCCAGCAGAGTCTTTGTAGAACAGCTTTCCATCAGCAGTATTAATGGCTAATTCGCCAGCTACTAAATTGCTTGCAGAAGGAGTAGCAGCAGCAGTAGAAGAATAGTAAATCGAGATGGGTGTGTAGCCTGTTTGTGCCATTTTAGTAAGTTCCGCCAAAGATGCCTGTTAAGGCTGTTAGTGTACCAACATTGTTTATGTTATTTGTAGCCATATTCAATGCTCCAGACATCGGTGTTTGACCATCTGAGGCAACAGATTGAGTAAGTGCATCAGCAATATTCGTCATGGTTGTATTAGCCCATGCTGAATCAATGGTTGTGCCTGTAACTACTGGGTTACCAGCAGGTAAATTATAAACTCCTGAACCATTTCTACTCATTTTCTGCTCCTTGTTTTCCTGCTCTAACCAATGCGGCTAAGTTTTCAACATCGCCTTTTCTGATTTTTGTTGCTTTATATTTAGCTAATTGACCTACGGCAGGTGCTACCACCATACCAGCAGGGCCAGCTAAACTTAAACCTAATAAAGAACCCAATGTAGTAGTTCCTAAGTTCTTTAGGTTGTATTTGGCTGCATTAGCCATAAAGTTCTGCATACCAGTACCTTTGGCAGCTTTTCTAATAGCTTCTTGCTCATCAGGTGTAAACAAACGCATACGCCTGTCATCTTCTGATAATTGCAATAGTTTGTTATGTAGGTACTGTTCTGTACTAAGTTTAGAGTCTCTGATTTCAGCTTTATCAAGCATATCCTCAAATACTTCAGATTTACTCAATCTTGTGTAAGTATCTCTAGCTTTCTTCCAATCAGCTAAACCTTCTTTATTTCCACCAATAATAGAGGATTCAGGCATATTAGCAATGTAATCATCAAATTCAGACTTTAAACGAGTAGCAACCATCTTTTCATCAGATTCTTTGCTCTTTTGAGCGTTTCTAATAAATTTCCTGAGAACGCTTAATTCTTGAAAATCTTTAGGAATTTCAGCGTTTTGCATTTGGTCTAATGCAACAGCTACTTTAGGCATAGTTCTAGCATCGTAGCCTAGTTCTCTTAAATCAGAACCTACAGACTTCATCATATTGCCAAAATAAACAGGGTTTAATTCAACACCAGATTCTTTGGCCTTGTTAAAGTATTTAGTAGACTCTTCAGCTAAAGATGCGGAAGAAGGAGCAGTTTCAAGAATAGAAGGCTCTTTACGCAAAGCACCTGCTATTTTGTTTGCAACAGGTTGTACGGCTTGTGAAACCCTGCTAGTAACAGGTTGTACTGCTTCTTGAATCATTTGGCCTTCATTACGCAATGCACCAGCCATTTTGTTAGCTGCTGGCATAACTGTTTCTTGCATAACAGGTCGAACATTTTGTGCTTTTTGAGTAAAAGAAGGAATAGCTCCAATATTTCCCATGTAAGGAGGCAGTTTAGTAGCTTCCATTGCACTACCAATAGTACCTAAAACAGCTTGTGATTCAGGTGAACTAGGTTGATAGCTAATGTTTTGTCTAGCTTGTTCTGCATATTTAGCACCTAATGGTGCAGGAGCTTGACCTGTCATAACGGCTTCAGGAATACTCCTAGCAACGCCATAGGCTTGAGATAAAGGTTCTGTGACCATAGAAGAAGCCATAGCTGTAGGCACTTCATACAGCGTTTTAAGCCTATCCATCATAGTTACAGGCTTAGAGGGAGCTTGTGGGTTTACAGCATTAGGTTGTGAACCTACAACAGTAGGAACATCAGTATTAATGACATTGCCTCTATTTTCAGCAGTAGGCGTAAATTTAGCTTGCTTATTAGGTTGATACAGTTTTTGAGCTTGAGCGATAACATCTGCTTGAGAAGCACCAACTGGCCCAATAAGTGTTATTTCTTTGCCGTCAGGGGCAACAACTGTATATTCTTTTTCAGCCATTATTTGATTCTCCAGCCACCTGCATCAGCAGCACCAGCATTACCACCAATACCATACAAAGTTTCTAATTGATTCAATGCAGCCATGTTAGCTTCATAATCTAAGGATGGGTCAGTAGCAGCAGCTAAATACATCTTCAATTCCACATTGGAATCCATTTGTTTAGCTGACATACCAGTAGCGTTTTTAATAGCTGCCAATAGCAATGGGCGAGATTGAACAATAGTGTTTCTAGCTGATTGGTTTTGAGTGCCAAATAACTTGCCTGTAGCTTGACCTGCTCCTGTAGAAGATAAGTACGCTGGAATATTGCCTATTCCGCTTTCTGTACTTGTAATTCCTCCACCTTCTTTAAGGATGCCATATTGGTCTTTTAAGCCAGCAATCAATGTATCTACAGTTTTTCTACCAGTATCTACTGTTTGAGCTTTTTGGTCTGCTGGGCCACCAGGAATAGCTTCTAAAGTGCCATCCGCTTTCATGCGATAACCCATAGGTACTCTAGATTGAGCAAGTTGTTGATTTGCTTGAGCAGTTCTTTGTTTAATTTCTAGTTCTTTTAATCTAATATCTTCTTTGTCTTTTTGTGATAACTGCTCAGGAACTAAGAACTTAGCTAGTAAAGGCTTGTATTCTTGACCAGCACCAGTTTCAGAAGAAGCAATAAGGTTAGATGCTTTATTCCAGTCTTTAGCGTTAATAGCTTCGCTGATAGCTTTAGTTTCTTCAGCTTTTTTGCCTCGTAATGCGTTAACCAAGGCTGTTTGCTTAGTTTCAGCAGTTTTAGCAGATTCAGTACCAGCAACAGCTTTGGCTACAGGATTGAGCATTTGAGCCCATGATGGCGCAACATAGTGACCGCTAATCATTTGACCTTTAGGTTGCTCAGTAGATTCACCAATAAGCAATTCTGCAATCTTTTTTCTGCGTTCAATATCAGCATAATCAGGGTTTGCACCTAATACTTGTTGGTCGGTAATTAATTGTTGTGCCATTTTTAAATCCTATGCCAATAATTTAGCTAAATTTTGCGATTGCAATGTTGTACCACCTGTACCTGAAACATCGTAACCAGTAGAGTCTTTACCTTTAAGAGCAGCAGCTAAAGGGTTTGCAAAAGTAAATGGGTTTTGGTTCATTTGATACAAACCACCAAACTGCTCTGGAGTTGCTTGTGCAAAGTTCTGGCTTGCTTGAGCTGTCCATTGTTGGGCAGTAGGAATGTTTTTAGCGCTAATGTTTTTACCAGCTTGTGAACCGCCTTGATTCAACAATTTAGCAATACTTTTAGCTCTGTTAGCGTTTTTTAAAGCATCAGCAGCAGACATTCCGCTTTGTGCTTGCAATGATTCAATGCCAGTACCAGCTAATTCTGTAGGGCTGTAAGAATATGCAAGGTTTTGAGCAATAGCATTTGGTGATAGACCATTTGCAGCCATGTTAGCCATATCAGCAGCTAAAAACTCATTCATTCCTGTAGCAGCTAAGTTTTGTTCAATAGCAGAAGAACTAAGGCCTTGTTGAGCTAAATTCCAAGCATCAAAAGTTTCTGAATAAGGCAATGCTTCTGTAACAGCAGCAGCGCCAAACTCACCTACAGTACCAGCCGCAGCAGCCGCAGCAGAAGCGGCAGCAGCTTCGCTAATACCGTAACTAGCAGCTAAGTTTTGAGCAATAGCAGCTTGACTTAAACCTTGTGCCGCTAAGTTAGCACCATCAGCAGCAATAAATGATGCTTCTCCAGCAGCTACGCCTTCAGCACCTAAAGCAGCCATTAACTCAGGAGCAAAATACAGTCCTGTACCAGCTAATGCAGCAGCACCTACAGTAGTCCAGCCACCAGGTATTTCTCTACCTACAAATTTGTCTACTTCAGATAAACCTTGTCCAATAGCAGGGCCAGGGTCAATATCAGCTAAAGCACCTAAAGCACCACCACCGCCACCATCAGTACCTAAAGCACTAGAAATAGGGTCTGTAATAGCAGAAATAGGGTTTCCACCACCATAAGGTGTGCGTTTTAAATCCCAAGTCCAGCCTGAATGTTTACTTTTTAACATTAGAATATTCCAAGGTCACCGTAAAGGTTGGTCAAATAATCATTGGTAGACATAGCTTGGTCAGCCAATCCTGTGCCATAAGCACCAATATTATTCATGTAATCAGCACTACTTACAAAAGGATTGTTTAGACCGTTATTTCCAAATAAAGTGTCGTAAGCAGAGCTACCAAGTCCTAATAAACCTGAACCACCGCTACCGCCTGTGCCTGTGCTACCAATTAAATTGCCTACACCACCAGCACCTAGGATTGCAGAAGAACCTAGTCCAAATAGACCTGATTGCAAATTAGCAGCTTTAGCATTAGCAGCGTTTTGTGCAGCAATATCAGCAGCTCTTGATGTAGTAAACGCACCAAGGTAATCAGGGCCAGCAACGGCAGCTTGACTATATGGGTTAATGTAACCAGGAGTAGTAGCTGATTGGAAAGCGCCTAATTGCGATAATGGCAAGTTTTTTTGTTGTAGAGCTTGTGCGTAATTCTGTTGCAACGCAGCGTTGTTTGCTTGTTGTTGAGCAAGACTTTGGCCTTGCATTGTGTTTTGCACTTGTGACCCAGCTAATTGAGCTTGGTTTAACAAGTCATTAGTTTGTTGGCCTTGTAAAGTCATGGCTCGGTTATAAGCCTCAGTACCAGGTGCAATTCCTTGGTTTGCTAATTGGGCTTGTAAACGCTCTTGATTTTGTGCAATTTGTGGTTGAAGTCTTTGATTAATAAGGTTTGTAGCCTTATCCCAACCTTCCATTCCTGTAAATCCTTGACCTGTTTGAGCTTGGTATTGGCTTACATCAAAAGGAGTTGCAGTAGAAGAAGCTAGTTGGCCTTGAATATTTCCCAAAGCTGACTGTAAAGGTTGAGCTAATTGCTGGTTGGCAGTCCATGTAGGATTGCCGTATTGGTCAACGCCTTGAGTGTAATTTAGGCTTGCATAAGGGGTATTTTGATTAATGCGGTTTGCTTGAGTTGCAGCTTGAGCACCATACAAATTGCCCATAGTAGTTGCTTGAGCAGCTTGAATGTAAGGGTTTGTAGCAGCACTAAATGGATTAGTAGTCTGACCTGTACCCAAAGTAGCCGTATTAGGGTTGCTTGTGCTTGTTGGGCTGTTATAAGGCAAGGTCATTGCATTTATAGGCATAGCAGTTGGAGCACCAGTAGTATCGTAAGAAGAAGTTGGTGTAGCACCAGTTGTGCTAGTTGTGCCTAATGCGGAGGTTAATCCACCATCTGTTGGCTGAACCATTGTATTAAAAGGCCCAAAGGCTGATGTTCCGCCTACTCCTGCTTGCATCCCTGTTCCTGCTCCCATTACCTTCTCCTTATGCCCATTTACAATATTCTGGGCGCATTTCTAATATCACCAAATCTCCATCTTCATGTGCGTCAGGAATTGTGGCAACATCTCGAAAACCAAGGTGTCGGTCTAGTTTTAGGGCTTTTTCATTAGTCCCTGCTACTGTGCCAATTATAACCTTCAGTTTCAACTTATTAAACGGATAATTAAAAACTTCTTTCAAAAAGTCTTTAGTTGCCCAATGTTGTCCTTCTGACCCTACATGAATCATGCAAGATTTACCAAAAAATCCACAATACACTACTACAGCTCTAATCTGTCCATCTAGAACTTGACCTAAGTAATGAGCATCGTCAGGGGTTGGCATTTTATGTTTTATTGCCCAATCCTTTAGACTTTGCTGATTAACAAGAATCAAATTACGCCACCTTTTTCAAGGATATAGTCAGTAGATACCCAATGCAATTCAATGTTTCTAGCTGCCACATTCAAGTTAATAGAGCCTGTAAAGCCTAAACCTGTAACGCCTTGCCATACTTTAGTAGTTGTAAGGCCACCAGCCCAATTAGCGTTATCCCATGTAGAAGCATCCCAAACGCCATCATTCATAGCGGCAGGGTTAAATGAAACTTGCCCAAGATTGATTTCAGTATCAAAGTCGGTACTTAAACCACAATACACATTAGGTACACCGCCTGAAGATTGCAGGGTAGGTCTTACCATTGTGAAGCGTTTTAATTGACCTGGCGTATCAAAGTAGGAATAAGCCTGTTGAGCAGCAGCGGTAATGTTATTTCCGTCATCGGAATTAGATTGATAAAAATCCCCTACAACGCCATTTCCACCAAAGTGTATGTCAGCATCCCCTGATACTTCCCAACAATGGGCTTCTAATCCTGTAAAACGACCCCAAGATTTAGTAATGGTGTGCATTACATACTGTTCTGTGCCATTAGTAATAGGAATGTTCAAAATTAGCATATTTTCACTAGCAAAATAGTTAATTTGCCAGCCAAAATTGTTGTAATAAATGGTTGCAGCCTGACTTACAGCATAGTAAATCTTGTCTGTTAAGTTAACTCTAGGGTCTAAACGGCTAGATTGCAACGCTGAAGCCAATGGTACAAGTCCGTCTTGGGTCAGCAAAAGCAGGTCTCCAGACCACTTAAAGAAGCATCTACGGCTAAAAGTTTGACCTAATTGCCAAACACCTTTTAATAGCCATGTTGTTGCATCATCAGGGTCAGTACCGTTATAGACCATAATTTCACCCATAGAGGTGACAAATACCGCATAGTCATCAGCACCTTGTCCAGCATCTAGTGTCCAAGTACCCATTGCTTGTAAATAACCACCATTACGAGCTATACCACCAAAATAAAGGGGTGAAGCAACACCGCCAATAGCGGTAGGGTCTAAATACCAGCAATTAAGACTGTCTTTTTCAGTAAAGTAAAGACGATTTTTAAATAGGTTTACATTGGCAAAATTGCTTGAATCAACGCCTGTAATACCAACAACTGTGTAAGTGCCTACTACCGTTGCATTGGCGGCAGGAGTTGAAGCCATTGTGTATTCAAAGGTATTAGCCCCAGTTACATTAATGACATAAGTGCCGTTATATTCAGCAGAACTAGCACCTGAAATGGTAACTCTGTTGTTATCTACCAATCCATGAGCAGAAGCCGTTGTTAAGGTAGCTACTGCGCTTACATGGGTAATACTGCTAATTGTTTGAGCAGTTGTAGTAGTAGCTACATAAAACCAGTCAGAACCGTCATAAATCATTACTGGGTCAATACCGTTACAGGCTACTAAAAAGTGACCTGCTTGGTTTGTCATGTTTACAAATTCTAATTTATCGCTTTGTAATCCAGTAAATACAGGTAATGCAGGGTTTTGTTTTGCTTCGTAAATAGTGTCATCAGCTACAGCAAACAGCTTATAACTTACATTTTCGCTGTAATTCATTAGCGTATTAATAGGGGTATCTGTTCCTATTGCATATACGCCAACAACAGTAGCATTGCCTGAAACAGCAGAAGTTAAGCGATAAGTAAAGGCTGTAGCGCTAATAACTGTAATCTTGTAGACACCACTATATTCCGCAGGAGTTGTGCCTGTAATAGAAACATAACGCCCTGTAGATAACCCATGAGCAGAGGCAGTCGTTAAAGTAGCCGTTGTTCCTGAATAAGTAATGCTAGAAATGGTTTGTACGCCAACAGTAGTAGTAATAACTGAACCTACTGTATATCCACTACGCATAGTGACATCAGTAGGGGTAGGAAACCAGTTAACAAGTTGTACTGCATCTGTAGGAGACATTGCTGCCAATGAATCCCTAGCGTTCCAACCCCCAATAGGAGCAGGAACAGAAGCCGTTAAAGCAGTATTTTGTTTAGGTCGCATTATGAACCATACCCAGTATCAGGAATATTAGCGTAACCAATAAGCACTTTAGATGGATAAGGAGCAAATGATAGGTTAGGAGCACCTTTGTCTTGAGCTTTAGCAACAGAAAGGTAGCGTTGATACTCTTGCAATAACGCAGTTGTATCAAAGCCTTTAATAGCCCAATACTTGAGTTTTGTACCTAAAACTACAATACGGTCATCTAAAACAGTAGTATCAGAGTCAGCAGTAAAGCTAGTCTTTACAGCCCCATCAGCACCTCTTACAAAGCCATTAGACTTGTATTCCCAGCCCAAATACTCTTGGGTGTTCATTGGAGGCCATACTTGGAATTGATTGTCTAGAATTCTCCAGCGAATACGAGGGCCAGTTGAGATATAACCAGACTTAAGCCATTGCCATTGCTGTGCATCTTCAGGCCCCAAAGCCTCCCAATGCTTAGTTTTATCCCATTGAGTACGGTTTGTAATGCGTTCAAAATCAACTGGTAAAGAGTACGCAGTTTGAGCTAAAACAATAGCTCCGTTACCGCTACCAGAAGCCATTTGGCTCATAGTGATAGTTTGACCAGAAACGCTAACTACTTGGGTATCTTGGTTAATGTTGTAGCCTGTAATACCCCATTGAGTATCTACGGCAGTAATATCTACGCCTGGGTCTACTTCAAGAATTACAGAGTCATTTATAGATGTAGCGTTGCAATTAATCGCTTGTGTATAAAAGCGGTATTGAACTTGTAAACCTTGCCAATCGTATTCTTTAACTAAGTCATAGCCTTGACCGTTCATTAAAGCTAATACTTGCTGGACATCTTGAGATGGGTTTCCAGCTACATAGGTAGGTACTGCTAGGTTAAGTTCAGCCGTAACTTGCTGAACCATTTGTAACATCGTAGATGACATATATATCCTTTTACTTGGTATCCCCAAGTAGTTGGGTATTTGTTCCGATTATAAACAAAAAAAGGGGAAATATCCCCTTCTTTTATTCAGTTGCCTCAACTTCTTTAGGTTTACGACTTTTTGCTTTTGGCATCATAGCCATCAAAGCATCAATCTGCTCTTGTTGTTTAGCTGCTCTTGCTTCAGCTTCCATCTTAATTGCAGCATTTTCTTGACGCAATTTAGCTAGTTCTTCTTCTCGTTGATTTGTTTCACCAACTTGGTCAGCAAGGTTCAAAAATGCTTTGGCTTTATCTCTAAATGAATAAGGATTCATGCCAGCAATCATGCCAATTTTCTGAATTTGTAGGTCTGAAGCATTAGCAATAGACTCAACAGTATGGAATTTAACGCCTTTTAGCTCATCAGCTTGAGAACGGCTAATAATTGTCCATTCCTCAATAGGAGTGCCTACAATTTGCTCATGTCCTGCGGTTTGGTTCTGATAATGCGCCCATTGACGAGGAAAACGCTGTTTATGACCTTCATTTGCATAAGTGTCAATCTCAGTTAATGAGTCACCAGGTACGCAAATACGGACAAAATCAAACTCTTTGAATATTGGTCTACCAGCAGCCATTGACTCATCTTCTTGTTTCATGGAGCGTTTGTAGAAAGTTACTGCTAGGCGGCTGTCTGCGCCCAAATCATCGGATGGAAGTGCCATTTAAATCTCCTAAGTAGTTAGGGTTATTAAAAGAAAAAGGACTGCCCCTTTTGAGGACAGTCCCTATGATACTACAAGTTACTGATTAAACAGAAGCTTTACCGAACCAACCATAGTCACCAGAAACCATTGAAGTTGCTGGAGAAACATAAGCGCCACCAGTTGCAGCTACAGTAAATGCTGTAGTGTCAATAGCGCAAACAGTTGTGGAAGGA